TTCAATGGATGGTTTCCTGTAAGGCTAGTAGCTCGTCACTAAAGTCTATAGCCAGGTGTTCACATAGTTCTCTTGCTGCTTTTAACATAGCGTGTTCATCGTCAAATTTACCAATAACAATAGATACTTCTTTTGTTTTATTGTTAATGATTACTTTGGCGGTTATTAGACTATCTTTGTCCAAGTGTCTTGAACTCCCATGTATTATATATACACAGACGCAACCCAGTTTTTGGGGGTATCGATGTAAAAAAATCTGTAAAATCAGTCATTATTTCTGGAAAAATGTTCCTAAGTTTGCATAACTTCTATTATAAGCGGTATATAGTCTTGATTTCATTGGCTTATTGTATGCTTTTCTTCTCATTGTTGTTCGAACCTCTTAATGCGTGTGCGTGATCGTCTGCTTTTTGTTCTGTACTGGGATGATCTCCTGTTTCTTCTTCCTTCCAAACTACTTTAATAATCGGATCACCTTCATTAACTACAGTTTGCTTATCACCAAATACACTAACTAGCTTACTAGCCATCCACCTGGCATGATGTAATCTTTCCCTGTTCCATTGGACTTGTTGTGGCTCTACTTCTTGAGTCAATAGATCTTGCATCCAATCTAACCAGGTCATCGCACCGAGTCGTCTTGCATCTAATATTTGATCTTTAAACTTACTATCCTTTTTCATCCACTCGTGAACAGTAGACAAACCTGGCATATCTTTCTTTTTACAAATAGAAGCTAGACTATTACCCAGTTCTAATTGTTCAATTATCTTTAAATATAATTCTTTTGATTTCTTCATCTGTTTTATCCTTGTACTGTATCAAGTTTCTATATTGTTTCAACTTGCCTTCAAGCGTTTTTGCTCCTGTTGATTTACCTCCATGATAACGACAAATCCATCTTCCATTCTTACAAAGTATTCCTTTTGCTTGACATTGTTTACCATCGTACTTTCTTTTTGCTTGGCAAAATACCTTTTTACTTGGTCTACCTACCATTATTTTTCTTATAATCCTTTACAATCCCTAAATATACAGCGATATTCCATGCTTCTTCGCTTGTCTTGGGATTTAAATATTTTGCTTTCCATTCAAAACTTGCTTTATAATCTCCAGTTTTTTGAACATATCTTTGACGAATACTTTCTGGATCTAAATATTTTCTTTTGTTTCCTTCTACAACTGATTTGTAATTAGGATTAAATCCTTTAGTTAAATTTTTTAATATATTTGCTACTTTCTTTTTTTCTTCTTCTTTATTGGTAGACATATTTGGCGTGTGTTCCTTATTAGTTAATTTATTAGTTAATTCATTAGTTAATTGGTCTGCCAAATGTGGCGTGTACTTTGGACAGATTTGGCGTGTGCTTCGGTCAAATGTGGCGTGTGCTAAATCATAATTTATTTTATATTCGGTTGCTTTTCCTGTGTATCCTTTTTTAATTTTAATTAAATATTCGTGTTTAATCAGGTCATTAATACCCCTGGATACAGATCTTAAACTCAATCCGCTATCATCTGCAATTCTAGCATGGCTTGGGAATAGCTTCCCGGTTTTGTTGTTTTCTCTATCTAAAAGAAAAAACATTACCCTTCTAGCGGAGTCATTAAGGCTTGAATTTTGATTTATGATTTTGAGTAGTTTCCATTTTTTTAGCATAAATGTTATATTTCACCCTCCACAATATATTTAATTTGCTTTTGTATATGCTTTGCCTTCTTCCTGTATCGGTTATCTTGCCATTATCAATAATGAGATCCGCAGCTAATACATAACACTCATTATTTTCACCAATTAACCACCCTACCGAAAGACAATCCGCCAATCCTATAAAACTTTGGTCAAAATCCTCCCACCCTGTCGGTGCTTCCTGGGGATCTTTCCAATTAAAAATAATTAAATCTGGATTACTCTTGGAAGAAATCAGATACTTTAATTTTTCCATTTGTCGCTTTCACAATCTTTTTTATATTGGTTGAGGATGGTATTAAACCTTGACACCATCTTTGTACTAATCTTGCTGAATTGCTATGCTCTGAAAAACCCAATATTTCCGCCAGTTTTTTAAAGGTATAATTATTTTTTGTTCTAAATTGTTCTAAATTCATAGCAATAATTTCTATATTTATTTTTAAAAAGCAATTTTTTTTATATTTTTTTTAAAATAGTGCTTGACATTAATTAGCAACAAATGCTAAACATAGATAATTAATTATATTACTGCGGAGGTAATTATGAAAAAAAACTTTAACTTTGGAAAGATAGCTTATCAAAACAACAGAAAAGAAAATTTAGTTGTTGTTAATGTAGAATATAGAGATGGTGTTTTTACAGCTTCTGGTTCTATCTTTAATAGATTAGGTACAGACATTCTTTCTGGTGGTCAAAACTTAGACGAGATAAAAAAACATATTAAAAATAAAACTTTTAATAAAATTTATAATATTTGGAAAGAATACCATCTCAATGACATGACTTCTGGTAGTCCAAAGCAAGAGCAATTTATTAAAAATTTAGAGGATCTTGGATTTAGCTATGATTATGATTTTGTTTGTAAACAATTAGAAAAAAATAATCTTTTGATTGATAAATCATATTTGCATAACGGCAAACCCTATAGATATGGTTCAGCTTGGTTAATGAGAGAAATCCCAACAGACGTAAAAAATGAAATTAATTTATTAATGGAGGTGCAATAATGTTAAATGATTTTTTAACTTTAGTTGCTCACTTTGGAGCATTCGCATTTATTTTATATTTCATTAAAGAAATTTTTAGATAGGAGGAACAATGACAACATTATTAGAAGATCTAGAAAACCTGGTTAATGATTTACAAAGTGACAAGATCACAGAACAACAAGTCATTCAATCATTAAAAAGTATTGTTAAATATGAAGAAGAACAGGAGGAAAATAAATGAAAATTACTAAAAAAAATAATAATAAAAAAAACATAAATAGTTTTTTAGATAACAATTTAATTTTAATGGGTATCCCTAAGAAACAACAACAAATGATAAAAGACAAAATCATTCAAAGGGTAGCAAAAAAAATAATAAAGGAGGAAAAATAGTTGAGCCAAGTCCAAGCAGATTATTTTTATAAAAAGCCAGAAGTAAAAAAGAAAACAAAAAAACTTTGTGAAGAAATACAAAGACGCAGAAACCTGGCATTCGGTAGATCTAATTTAATAAGTTATGAGATAGGCAGAAAATATTTGAAGGTGGGGGAGGTTGCTCCCACCTTTGGCGGTTTATTAAATACGATTGCCTTTGTAGATATGGATGGGAATATTTTTAAAAGTGCATCCTACGACAAAGCTGCCAAACACAAAAGAGGAAATATTTTTAGTGAACAAGAAGGCAAAGAAGCAATAGATCCAACAGGATTTGTTAAATATTTAAGGGGGTAAAATGAATTTAAAATTATCACAAGAAGAAATTTATTTTTTGGATTTTTGGTTAGGGGAAGATCTAGAACTAGAAAGAAAGAACCAAACGTTAAGCAAAAACGGACTAAAACTTTTAAAAAACATAGTAAAAAAAATAAAGGAAAAGAAACAATGAATGTTTTATCTTTGTTTGACGGAATGTCTTGCGGACAGATAGCATTAAACAAATTAAATATTAAATATGATAATTACTTCGCATCAGAGATTGATAAATATGCAATTCAAATAGCAAAAAAGAATTATCCAAATACAAAACATATTGGTGACGTTACCCAGGTTTCAGCCAAAGATCTGCCAAAGATAGATTTATTAATTGGTGGTTCACCATGCCAAGGCTTTAGCCTAGCGGGGAAAAGATTAGCTTTTGATGATCCCAGAAGTAAATTATTTTTTGAGTTTGTTCGATTGTTAAAAGAACTAAAACCAAAATATTTTTTATTAGAAAATGTCAAAATGAAAAAAGAATATTTAGATATTATTTCTGAATATTTAGGAGTCGAACCCATTAAAATAAATTCTTCTTTGGTATCTGCACAAAACAGAGTTAGATATTATTGGACTAATATCCCTAATATTGAACAGCCAAAAGAAAAAAATATAGTTATTAAAAATATTCTTGAAGATTTACCTTTTGATGAAAATCCAAATTATTTAAAAAATCATTTTGGAAAAAAAACAAGAGGTGAAATGGTCAAATCCATTAATGATGAAAAAGCAAGATGTTTAACTGCATCAATGTGGAAAGGTCAGATTGCAACATATATAAAAAAACCTATTCAAATAGGTGTAGCAACAGACATAAACGGACATGATATCTTAAAAAGAGTTTATTCAACAGAGGGAAAATCACCTACTTTAAACGCTTGTACCGGTGGGAATAGAGAACCTAAAATAAATATTACTGAAAATAGATATAGAAAGCTAACACCAATAGAATGTGAAAGATTACAGACTGTTCCTGATAATTACACAGATGGGGTATCAAAAACCCAAAGATATAAGATGCTTGGTAATGGTTGGACTGTCGATGTCATCACTCATATTTTTCAAAATATGTCTTTACATGATAGCAACAATAGCTAAGATCAAGAAAAGGAAGCAATTAAATGGATGATTTTAAATTTGTTGGGGAACATTGGTTGAAGCATGGACTCAATCATTTATCACCAACACAGAAAAATAAACCGCTGTGCGGATGGTGGTATGAATACGTTTACAAAGACCAGGAATGGAGGAGGAAGAAAAAACCAAATGCTAAAATGTTAGCGGGAGTATCAGCACAAATTGGTTGGGATAACTACGCTCTTTTTGATAAGTCCGAGGATGAGTCTGTAGATCTAGCAGTCAAAGATTATCTAAAAAGAAAAGGAAATTTTTTAGATGATGAAAAAGAAATGAAACAGTTTGAAGTGAACATGGAAGCTATCCCATTAGTAGTTAAAAATTATATCCAAGCATTAAAAGATTTAGAAATAAAAACTCACAAGACAATAAACAGTGAGCGGTACGTTAATTTATGGATGGATGGAATTGATATTCCTTGGACTGGTCGTACCGATATGGAAACAGAAGAATTTTTTATAGAAGCAAAAACTAAATGGCAAAAGAGATCTGGTAAACCTAGAAAAGATGGTACTTACAATTATGGAAAAGTTGCCATACCAGAAGAACCAGAAAAGGCTCATGTGGATCAAGTATCTTTTTACCGAGCAGCTACAAAGAAACAAGGCTATTTAATTTATGCAACACCCTATGAATACAAAGTTTTCAGCACAGTCAATTCCTCCGCATTAAGTGCTGAAACTGGTGAAAGCTGTATGAATGATTTCTATCGTACAGCTCTTACCAGACAGAATTTAGTGAAGCTATCGGATGATGCTGAGTACATCGCAAAGAATTTTATTCAGCCAGACTTTTCTAATATTAACTATTATGGATATACACCAGAAGAATTACAGGAGGTAAAACAATTTTATGGTCGCTAATATTATCCCACTAGAACCATTCATAAACTCACTTGAGTTACAGGATGAATATAAAATCTATCCGTTAGTAAAGATGGATAGAAGAAAACAAAAAGAAAGAGAGTTATCGCATCAATGTAGATGCAGAAACAGACTCAAAGAAAAACAAAATATGAAATGGATTTGGTTTCATATCAAAATAGGAACAGATCTAGTATGAAAATTATTAGTGCAGTAGAAGCTAAAAGAAGGAAATTATCTAGGTATTATACTGGTGTTCCTTGTGTTCATGGTCATTTAACAGAAAGAGTTACGAGAAACAGACGCTGTTTAGAATGCACTAGGATTGACGATAGAAAGAAAAAATCATCATTAAAATATAAAATGAATGAAAAAAATATTTTACGTCAAAGAAAAAGAGATATGAAAAAGTTTGATATAAAAACTTTTGGTGAGGAGTCTGCAAAATATATACCTGGAGTTCCTCAATTAAGAGAAAAACTTTATAAAACTTTAGATGTAAGAACTGGTCAATTTATTTGTTCTTATTTCAATCAGCCAATGACATTTATTCCAAATGATAAAATGGTTATATCTTTTGATCGTTTAGATAATTCTAAACCTCATACCATAGACAATATCCAATGTATTAGTTGGAAAGCAAATGACATTAAACAAGATCGTGATCCATACGATTTAATTATTGTTGCACAAAAAGAAATTAATAGGAGAAAAAATATTAATGAACAATCAAGATAAATTAAAAGCTGCTATTGCTGTTTACGAAAAAGATTTTCAAAAGAATGCGATGACAGTAAGAGGTGGAAAAAAATATGGCACAGTTAATCAAAGACTGAAAGCATTTAGAATGTATTTTCCAGACGCTTCTATTACTGTTGATGTCGTTAAGAATGACAAAGTAAAAGTAAAAAATTTAGAAACAGAAGTAGTTGTAATGAAATGCTCTATCAGTATTGATGGAAAAGTTGTATCAACAGGAATTGCAGAAGAATTTAGAGAAGGATCTGCTCCTGTAAATTTAACAAGTTTTTGGGAGGTCTGCGAAACCAGTGCTATTGGTCGTAGTCTTGCCAATTTAGGTTTTAGCGGACAGGAGTTTGCATCTTATGATGAGATACAAATAGCGGAAGCTAAAAGCCAGACTATCAGTAGCTCTGGCACAACAGCGGATAAGTTTGAAGAATTTACTGCTGCAATTAATCAAGCAAAACAAGAAGGTCATTTAGCAGAAACAGCAACAAGATTTAAAGACTGGATTAATTCTCTAAATGATGCAGACAAAAACAAAGCAAGATTAATTTGGTCAAATAAAAAAACAGAACTAAATGAACTCAAGAAAGGAAAACATCTACATGAGTAAAAAATATTTAAATATGTTCCCCGGGGATGATTTAAAATCATCAATGACATCATGGGGAAAGAAACCCCTGGCATCTTCTCACAAGGAAGGCTTTACACCACAAGAGGATATTGTTTTAAAAGCTGGTCAGCCATATAAACTAACCTTATGGCAAGGCACAACAAAGAATACTGGATATCCAACAGTGTCTTTAGCGGTGGAAGAATGGCAGCCATTTACAGGCGGCAGCTCTAACAATGCAGAGGGTAATGTATCCTCAGATGACGCTCCGTTTTAACCATGAAAGATCAAAAGACTCTAAGACAATACACCAGAGGTGAGATCTTAAACAAAGAAGAAAGAGCCAGGAAGAAGAACAGACGTTATTTAGAGCGATATGTTCTTCACCCTGGTTACTTTGCTAATAAAAATTCAATGGAGGAAGAATGCCAGAACAAATAAATCCCGATCATTATAAAAAAGAAATAGAAACTTTTGATGCTATCTCTAGTCAATTAACCAAAGAACAAGTGATCGGATATCTTAGATTTTCTATTATGAAATATGTTTGTCGTTTTGGTGCAAAACATAACGACACCCAGGAAGCTAAGCTGATGGATATCGGTAAGGCAGAATGGTACACCAACAAGCTGCTACAATACTTAAACGATAATGGCTAGATGGAATTACTTTAACCAGGGGGATCATTACTCCGAATGGCATCGTCAATATGAGGGGATTGCCATGATTGATGTAGACTCAGTAGAGTGTTGCAAAGTTTGTTATGAACCCTTGGCTATCATTGAGGTAGCGATGGACAAAGGTCAAGACAAGGCGTTTACCTTGGTAAAAAAGATTGCTGATAAGATGCAGCTTCCAGGTTTTGTTGTATTGTATACAGTCCAGGAAAATAAAATTACCCAGTTTAGAATTAGACGAGTCAGTCCACAAGTTTCAAAGACATACAGAACAGCAGATCCAAAGCTATGGTTAGCCTGGTTAAGAAGTTTGCAAGGTCAATGTAAAAGCTGTAGTCTAGATGTAGAATGGTAAAATTTATTTTATGGATAACAATGTGTGCGAATGGAACTTGTTCTCACCTCAATGCTAATTTTAAAACAGCTCATGAATGCCAGGAAGCATCCAAAGATGTTATTACAATTATGCAACAGAATAATATAGAAGATTTTGTTATCTATTGTGAAAAGAAAAAATCAATTCCAAGTTAGGGGTAAAAAATTTCAGCACAGCCTGGAGTTATATCCTTGTGATGTCTGTACCAGGGATTGGTTGGAGGTTAATTTAATTAGAGTTAATCATTATGGTGAGAGCAATCCTAGATATGAGTGTTTTGCCTGTTTTAATAAAAAAAATAATAAAATTGATAGAGTCTGTTAAACATATAGAGATTGAAGAAACTAAAGCTCAATTAGCTTGTCTGCTTAATGAAATGTGGCATTCAAGATTACCAAATATTCATTGGTCTAATGTTGTTAGGAACAAAAAATATGTTTGTTATATTTTTAAATATAAACAAGCTATTATAGGAACTGCTATTTGGTCATCTCCTGTAGCTAGAAGATTAGATCCTAACACATTTTTAGAATTAAGAAGAATGGCTTTATCTGATTTTTGTCCAAAGAATACAGCAACATACACATTATCCAAAATGGTAAAAAAAATAAAAATAAAATTTCCAGAATTAAATAAGTTAATTTCATATCAAGATACAGATGTCCATTTAGGAACTATTTACAAAGCTGCAAACTGGAATAATTCCTGTGTTAGTCCAGGTGGGGAATGGACAAAACCATCCAGATCAAGAAAAAAAGTTCAGAGCAGTTCTATCAAAAATAGATGGGAATACCCCCTAAAAAATCCATTTTAAGACGTTCTCAGAGCGTTTTAAAGACTCTCTAGTATAATCTTATTCGGTTATTTTAATACTAAATCTCGGTATCTTTTTAATATGATCTCTGCGGAGTCGAATGTTTAACATTTTATTTAAACAATCAGCCTGGTAAAAGTTTTGGAGCTGATAGATTAGCTCTACCAATTTAGCGTCTGCTTTGTTATGAGTGATATAAATTATATCTTTATGGCTCGGAACTCTATCGGTGGTATTTGATCCCCAGTAATTATCAAACGCAGCTCCTGTCTTACTGGTGACACCAATGTAATATTCCCCCGTCTTATAGAAAGTCTTATAGACTTTATAGACTGGTCGCTTCTTTACTTTCTTCTTTTTCTTTTTTACGGATCGCACCACAGTCAATACAACACCAGACATCCAGGTATTTATCACCAATGCAAGGATAGTTCTTACACTCTGGACAGATTTTTAATTGAGATTTTTTTTTATATTCTTCTTGCTCGTAAATATTCTTTTTAGACCAGTCGTACCAGTGCATTAAAAGATCTTAGATAGAATACTTATAACAATAATGACAGCTGCAAAGAAAATAAATTTCTTTAATGGACTAGCATCTCTGAACCAGGCAATCCATTCATCCATTTTCTCAATAGCTTTGTACGCATATTTTTCCATGTTATCTCCTACTTTTTAAATTTTTTGATAGCAAGATCAGTAATCTTAATACCAAAAGAACTGGCTATAGCAGCCATAAGTGCATAGATATACCAATCTGGTAAGCTATTCAAGGTATCAAATCCTTCTTTTAGCTTCTCTACCCACTCTGGTTTGTTAGCAAAGATAGAAATAAATACAATCACCAGGGGAATACTTAATAGGATTGTAAACCATTCATCCCTCCAGGAGTCTTTCATATTCTTTTGAGCTGCTATTTCAAAATCTATTTTACCTTCAGCCATTTTCATGGCATGAGTCTGTTCTGCTTTTGCCAGGAGCTTCTTTGTTTCTGTCTTTGTTTTAACTACGTCAATAGCTCCTTTAGCGACAGTACCTAATAATGACCAAATCATTTCTTTACTGGTGAGTCTAAAGTACACTCACCCTCCTCTGAAACGTACAATAATCTCACACCTAATTCTTTTTGTAAAGGCGTAGGTGATCGATAAATAAAGTTATTTTGGGAGTTTACTCTTTTACCAGATTTACGATAACTGGAGGATTTAACATCGACTAATAAAACTTGTTTGGTTTCTGGATCATAGCAACAAAAATCAATAGGGGATTGAACTGCTTTCTTAGCATAAACAATATACCCTTGTTGAGTGAGCCAAAGCTCTGCAGCCATTTCGGATTGAAAGCCTTTTAATATTCGCTTATCCACAGGATAATCATAATGATTTATCTGTTTATTTTAAGCCAAAAAATTTTGTAAAGAGAGCGATTGCTCCAATAAGAATACCACCAAAGAGAGCAATAGCTTTGATACCACCAGCTCCCATGTTCATTCGTTTGTTGAGATCAGCGATATCTTTGGATTGTTTTTCTACTGTATCAGAGATGTGGTTTATTTTTTCTTGCATAACATTAACCTGGGTAATTAACACCTCAATCTTTTTTGCGGTAGTTAATTTGGTTAAGTTAGGCATGGTTACACTTCAGTTTGTAACTCTTTTAGCTTTTCTTTTAAAGCAATAATTTCGTCTATTGGTTGATTAATGACTCCAGTTCTTAAAGAAAAGTTTCTGTCATAAGATCCAGTTAATCTTTCTTTAGTAAAAGCATGAGCTTCTTTTTCTTCTTTTAATAATTTTTTTAATCTTTTGTTTTCTTTTTCTAGTTCTTTAATTGTAGACATATTATCCTCCTTTAATTCATTTGTGCATCTTGGTCAAGCAGCCAAGATATTCTATCAAGTTGCTTACGCATCTTATCGTAGTCTTTGTGCATCTCCATAATCCTACTCATATCTCTTTCATTGTTAGCTATTCTGCTATCCATCTTAGAGATAAACCATACAAGCGATACCGATTGCACTGCTATCGCCATGATGATGCCTATGGTTTTACTGTCTATGTTCATTAGCCTTTAGGATATGTTGTTTTGACTTCAGCTATTTTATCCTTCCAAGTAGTAGTGCCATTGACACTATCCCAGTATTGCATATCTAACTGGTCTTGGATTGACGGATAAGCACTGGCTCTATCTCTTTGATACTGATTGTTTTCATACTCAGTTTGGAGTAATGCTTTTTCAGCACTTACTTCAGACCAAGAATATGGCTTCGTATCAGAAAAGATAGCAGTACCATTAGCATCTGCACCAGAAACAAAATCAACACCACTGTTGTATTCTGCTTCAGTTGTTGGCTCACCTCTAACAACAAACTCGTGGTTTACATTACCCTTTTTGTTGAGAGATTGTATTGCTGTTGCTATGTCTGTCATTTTTCTTCTCCTTTGTTAAATTTATGCTCCTATTTCTGTTGCTGTAATTATTGATGTATATCTTCCAGTTCTACTTAAATTTTCATCATTAACTGGTCTGTTAATGTAAATAGTATCAGTGCTATATGTAATTACATGAACACTATAATTTAAACTACTTGTTGATGCTGGTTCGTCTAAAAATTCTATTCCTCCAAGATGCACTTTATAAATTGCTGCTGTTGAGTTATCCATATTTAAAGCAAAAGAACTTCTTTCTTGGTTTGGTTGTCCTGTATCACCAACCAAAATACTTGTTGAATCTCTATAAACTCTAGCATGACCATAAAGATTATTAGCTCCTCCATAATTGATTAAAGTTTTAATTAAAATTTTAGATGAGGCAGAACTTGGTGTAATTGAAACTGATAAACCAGTTATTGCTATAAAACTACTTGAATTTGTATTGAAAGTATCTTTTTTTACAGTTTGTTGTACTTGTAAAATCTTACCACCAAGACCACTAGGCAAAGCAGTAACAGAACTGATTGATTGATTATTAAGGCGTATTAAAGCCATTATGCTAGTACCTCCATTACAATTAATGATGATGCTTGTCTTGCATTATATCCCGCATCAACATCAGCAGAACTTCTGTTAATGTAAACAGCAGAACCTGAATATGATTTAAATTGAACTTTATATGTAATTGCTGAAGTTGAAGAAGGTTCATCAACAAAACTCATTGATACTTTACCCGCATGATTACTATCATTTCCTTCAAACACAAGACCACTTGCATTAATTCTACTACCTGTAGCAGTTGTTCCTAAATATATATCAGTGGTATCTCTTTTTAATTGAAAGTAACAAGGAGTATCGTTTATTACATGACCTCCAGAAATATTAGCAGTAATAAATATTTTAGATGATGTAGATGAAGGGGTTATTGAAACGGATATTCCACTAATATCTACAAATGATGTTGATGTAGTTGATTGAGTATCTGTTTTGACTGCTTGTATTACTTGACCAATCTTACCAAAGTTTCCGTCAGTCTTTGCATAGGTTACAGCACCATTGTTTATTTTAGCAGTCGTAACAGCATTACTGCCTAACTTCGCTTCTGTAATAGCTCCGTCTGCCACAGTCGTAATTAACCCTGTACCATAATGCAATATCCAATCACAAGTATCACTAGCAGATACTGTGGTATCAAAGGTAATCGTACTACCACTGACACTAAAGTTGCCTTGCTGTACGACACCACTAATACTAATCAATAAGTTGTTAGCACTAGAAGGTACAAAGTTTGTTGATGATTTCTGTAAGGTGTAACTTGCTGAACCATTAAATGTTAAGTTATCAAGTACCTCTACATTGGATATGTTTTCAGTACCTCTACCTATGTATGCCATATTAAACCTCTGGTTTCTCTGGGAATACCACAGCTTCAACATCTGCTACTGTAGTTAATCCGTTAGTAATATCTCTTAATGCTTGTCTGTATGTTGTCATTTCAGCAGTCATGGTTACATCAGATAGTGCATAAAAATCTGTAACTGCTAATAATTGATTTCTTCTAAATCTTAAATTTTCCATTTCTCTTTGAAAACGACCTTCATTCCAAGTATTTAATTCTTGAATTTCTTGTTCAGTGAAATCTATTAATTGTCCGTTTGATAATTTTTTCATTATTTATGTCCGTATAATTTAATTACGCCTCCGTTTTCAAATGATGAGCCATCAAAATATACTTGAATACCACCTAAAGCACTTGTTGTTCCTGTATATTGAACATGACCAAATGTTGCAAAAGCATGAGAAGTAACATCATGGTTATCATTACTTAAATACCATGTAGCTACTTTCTTTTTTCCTGTCTTGTTTACATCCTGAATTTGTAATTGTAGAAAATTACTTCTATCACTATGACCACCCGCAGAATCTCTTGTTATCAAAAAAGAATCTGCTGCATCTGCACCATAGTCAGCATTTCCATTTCTATTAGCATTATTAGAAGTCCAACGATAATTACTTCCTGTCAAAGCATTACCACTAGAATCTAAAAATCTTCCATACATATTTTTACTAGTTGAACCAGAGCTATGAGTAAAATAATGAATATTAACTGTAAAATATTGGTAAGTAGAAAAGTCTAATTCACCACTAAGACTACTATCTTTCCATTCTAATGTAGAGGGAGTACCACTAATTGTAGTTGTAGATATTAACTTAACATCATTAGTTTCACCTGCACCACTCACAGTACCAGTAAACGCATAGGTATCTGCAAGGTTCATACTCTCTGCTTGTATTTTAGATAATGCCATTAGATACCAAATGCCTCCTTAATTTCATCTACTGTTAATCCTAAGTCTTGGAGTTTTTGTTTAGCAGATGCTTTTTTATTTTCTCTATCAATGATTGCTTGGTCATAGTCAGCTTGTAACTGTGCTAGTCCGTCAATACATTCTTGTTCTGTAGGTTTAGTTTTTGAGTTGTCGTGTATGATTAGGTTTGCGTAAACTTTATTTTTTGCATCACTCCACCCAAACCATTGTCCTTGATGTAATTGTGATAAATAATCTTCTATGTGATTTGGTCTGCCTGTATTAAAATCCATTTTACCTATCTCCCAATCTTATAAATGTCATATATGTTACTGAATTACTTGTACTTCCCACAAATGTAACTGTTGCTGAAGCAGAAACGCCAAATTTTACTTTTACATTTGTTGTATCTGAAACATCTACAATTATTTGTGCTACACCAGTAGAGGAATAAGGGTTTCCAGCACCACCGCCTGTGTGATAAGTAAACGCTTCACTTTCATTAGTGTAAGAAGAATTATTAATTGTTACGCCTATTTTTGCTTTAACATTATCTGTATCAGTACCAGACCTAAGACTTAATGCTTGAAAATTTATTAAATAATAACCAGTTGTTGGAAATGTGAATACGCCACTACTTTCACTCATACCACTTCCTAAAACATTAAAATAACCGCCATCTACTCTTTCTAAATTTGTATTTACATCAGAGTCATTAGTGCTAAAATTTGTGGTCAATCTCCATTGGTCTGCCATAGTAATACCATTAGTAGTCGCAAAGGTACTTCCGTCAGCTAACTTAGAAGTAGCAATACTTCCAGCTAACATAGAGTTCGTAACAGAGCCTATAGCTGGTGCTACAGTTTCTACTGCTCTCCCTAAGAACACTGCATACATAGTATCTGAACCAGTTATTGCAGAGGATAGGGTTAGTGTTGTGCCTGATACAGTATAAGCATCATTAGGATTCTGCCTTACATTGTTAATGAACAAAGCGAGATCTTGGGGATTTGTTACTGCATAACTTAGCGTATAGGTATCAGTAGCAGATGTAGTAAAACTCTGTTTTTGTAGAGTTTGATATTTATCTGCTGGTATATTTCCGATATAAGCCATTCTATCTCCTATGTGCTAATGCTATCTACATAACTAACAAGAACATCAACTGCACTAGCTGTATCTGCGTATGCTTTCACCACATCACCTGTTTGAATAACAATTTTAGAACCTGAGTCGATTAACTCTAATGAGCCACCAACAGGAACTGGTGCATCTTTTATTACATTATAGTCTGTACTACTTGATGTAATGATAACAGATACATTTACTGATGCTGTGTGTTTGTTTACTAATCTAATCGAGATCAATGCGTCATCAGAGTTTGAAGTGACCAATGTTGTTGGCGATCCTGATGAGTTTGAAATCGAACTAGCGTATGATCTTTCAAAATCTTGAGCCATTGTTTCTCCTTATAAAGCTATTGCCATCGCTACTGCGAAACCAGCACCAGCTTTGTTGTTAATTTGTGTTTGTATTGATGAGGTTACTCCATCGAGATAACCATATTCTGTATCAGAAACATTTGAGTTGCCACCAATCTTCGTAGCACTAATTCTGTTTACATCTAGTGTGATATTACCAGCAGATGTCACTGGTGATCCTGATATAGAAAATTCTGAGCCTGACTGTGTTAGGCCAATGCTTGTAACTGTACCTGTATTAGATGGGGTAACTTGAGTATAGGTAATGTTTGTAGAACCTAGTGAGCCATCATTATCTGTCGTACATAAAAATATTTTATTATCGTTTGTTGATCCTTGATTGACGACCACCATACCACCACTTAACTCTGCGATTGTATCGTGTTCAGGATCTCTTGAAGCAGAACCACTTGAGACTGCAATATATAAACCATTTTCTGTAGCTGTAGATTGATCTTTAACTAAGACTCTATCACCAGCAACTAATGTAACACCATCAATAGTATCACCAGCTTCTAATCCATTAGATAGATTGACATTCGCTGTTGTTGCACACTCAGCTATCGTTCTTGTTCTTAAACCAGCAACTGCATCATCAACATAAGACTTAATCGCTACATCTGAATTATTAGAAGGTGTCGATAATCCTGTAATACTACCACCACTAATACTTACAGTAGCAGAGTTTTGAACTGCCATTGTTCCAAGACCAAGATTAGTTCTAGCAGTAGAAGCTGAAGCTAAGTCAGATAAGTTTGAAGCCTTTGCTACTTTAGCATCTAATTGAGTTTGAGCATTAGAAGATAGAGTATTGATATATTGAAACTCTGCGTTAGTGACAGATCCATCAGCAATCTTTGTAGCATCAATTCCTGTACCTAGTTGTGAGTTAGAGACAGTTCCTGTTAAAGCACTAGCTGGATAACTGGTTGCGTCTTGTAAGTCAAAAGCTGGAGTTGCGTCAGTACCACCAAGAGCTAGAGATACCCCACCATAACTCACAGTAGAGTTAGTGAGGCTAGAGTTTGCTATGTTTGATAAAGTGTTAGATGAACCGCTAATAGTTTTATTAGTAAGTGTTTCTGTTCCAGTCTTTGTCGCTACAGTGGAGTCTATAGCAAAAGTTACATTATTGCCTGACGCTGTGCTGTCGATACCTGTACCACCTAGTAATCCTAAAGTTTCAGAGTCTAGGTCTATAGCTATCGTAGAAGAACCATCACTAATATCTAAGTCAGATAATCCTACTTGTTGATCTACATAAGCCTTAATAGATTGTTGAGAGGCCACAGCAGTTGCACTGTTAGATGCCATATCATCTTCATCTTTAAATGCAGTACCTGAGATTGCTGTATTAAGAATAGGACTTGTCAGTGTCTTATTTGTAAGATTTTCAGATCCAGCTAATGTAGCAAAGTCATTATCAGATAATGCTGTATTAAATTGGGCAGTTGTTCCTGTTAGGGTGTTACTACCTAGATTGATTGATTTATTCGATAAGGTGACTGTGCCTGAAGTGACAAATGCTTTTGTGGATTGTTGTGAAGGAGGAAGTATAGCACTATCACTCGCCATGTTATCTTCATCGACAACAGGATTAGCTGGATTTGTAAAAACCGAACCGACATAAACTGCAACTGTGGTATCACCTGAGTTAAGAGAACCACTATCAAAAGTAAAGGTTAAAGTTGTGTTCGGTGAAGAAAAAGAACTTGTTGCGATCTTACCAAAAATTGTACCTGTAGCACTACCAATTATCTTAACTCTACGACCTACATGATGTGTTGATGTGATATCTGATGCGACTGTAACTGATGATGCAGAGGCCCTAGTAAATGTAGTTGTACCATCGCCATCGCCTAATAAAAACCATTCTTTGTCGTTCCATACTGATCGGACATCTTTTAATTGTTCTCTAATAGCGTTATTTACGTCAGAGGGAGACATACCCTCAGATATATTAACTCCATTAATAGCTGTATTACTACTAGCTGTTGTGCTGTAACTTGATACTGTCATCTTAATATTCCTCTATTCTTTAGTGCATCACCTGATGCTCCACCTAGTAAACCTGAAGCTGTTGGCGTTATAGTGTTCATTCCTACTCTTGGAACTTGTAGTAAACCTCTCACAGCAGGTCTGCCTATACCATAAGCAATTTCTGATGCTATTGTAGCAGGTGCGTATGCTAACGCTTTTATAGGATCAACTGAAATGTTACCTGTAATTAATCTACTAGCTGTGCCACTATCTGGAATAGCACCTCCCATAACATCATCTGCTAATTGTGCAGTTTCTTTTAGAAAGCCATCACCTCTAGCTGTAGATTTTTTTCCAATACTCATATCATTCTGTTTAAGGGCGTTTAAAAATTGTTTTGTAGAAAAAATCCCTTGTGTTGTATTGGCTTTATTAACTGCTTTTTGTATGGCACTCATACCAACTTGTGATTTATTTATGTTTGCAAGGTTAGATTCAGGGTTAAATGCTTTTAAAATACTACCTGCATCTTTTTTGGCGTTGTCAATTAATCTAGCTAGAAAAATATCTCCACCTTGTGATCTTTTGTAACTTGCAGATAATGCTGACAAATCTCTTTCTAATTCTTTAAAAGCAATACCACTCATACCTCCACTCTTTTCAGTTTTGGATTTTATAAGATTACCAATTTCTGCTAAAACTTTATTTTTATTTGCTGTGCTTGTGTTTGAAGTTCTAATAGATTGCGTAATTGTGTTTTTTAAAGAATTGACTGCACTACTATTTAAAGACACATTAGCTAATTCTTTATTGTAAGCGTTTTTCATAATGTCGTCTGCTTGTTGAAATAACTCATTACCTTTTAAATTTTTTGGTATTAAAGAGTTGAACTGTTTATTAGACATTTTGCCCAATGCTGGTTCTAAGGCTTCTTTTATTACAGCTCTATTAAAATCAACTAAACTATTTAATTTTGCCATTTGTATTGGACTACCAACACCAACAAGAGAAGATGTAGATTGTTCTAGGTTCTGAATAACACCACCTAAAACATTACCTTCACCACCAAATGCTTGACCTTGTGTTAGTCTAATATCTTTTTTCATTAGTTTTTTTGCTTGTTCTGTAGTTTTAGGTAAAATTTTTGCAGTTAAACCACCTAAAGCACCACCTAAAGCACCACCTGCAACTGCACCAATGGCTTTACCTTCAGCACCTTCACCTGCTCCTGCACCATAGATACCACCACTAATAGCACCAGTTTTCATAGCACTGCCAACTTTACTACCAGTAGTTGCACCTTTTGCTAATTTTCCAGCACCTTGAACTGCTCTAACACCTGCACCACCAAGTAACATAGTTGGAACTGATCCAGCTATTTCTGCACCATAGGCTAATACAGGATTATCTTTTCTAAACTTATCTACTTTTGCTCTGACCTCATCTACTGCTTCTTTGTATGTTTTGTCTTTGCCTATAGATTTGAAAACAGCTTCTATTTCATCAGCAAAACCAAAAGTCAAACCTTGAGCAACAGCTCTTGTTAAATTACCTGCTGTAGATGATTCTCCTACGTTGTTTGATTCGGTATTACCTTGATCGCTAAGTTTATATTGACTTTTTATTTCTGCAATTTCTGCTAAAATTTCATCTCTAGTTGCCATTATTTTTTCTCTTGTTTCTTTTTAACTGCTTCTAAATAAATAGAAAGGTCATTATCATCGAGAGTTGTAGGATCAATATCATTTAATAGTTGGTCTAAAGTCATATCATCAAAACTTTTCATTCCACTTTCAAATGCAACATCAGCACTTAGTAAATCAACTTCTTCAGGTGAAAATTCTATACGATCTTTAGATTTATATCCTCTTGTTCCATATTCGTTTTCAACAGCTATATTATAATCCTCTAAGTTAAGATCATAATTTGTCAATTTTTCGCCAAATATATATGAAATCGCTTCTTGTACTCTAAATTTGTTTTGTAGTGCATTTATATCACCACCTAGATACTCAATAATTCTTCTAGCATCTTGTTCAGTTAAAACACCGCCTCCAACTACTTCTTTTCTTGACGATCCAAGTAGTCCTTGTAGTTTTCCTTGTGCTATTGCTAATGCTAATTCTTCTTCAGTCATCTCGTACTGTTTTGCTTTTGTGCTAAAAAAAGTTTTCATTTTGCCCATAAAGCCATCAATTATTCTTTGATAACCTACAGAAGTTTTGTCTTGTTCTTTTAAAAAAGAAATCATTTTCTTTAATGATACTTCATCGTCATTTAAGGTGTTTCTTAGTTTTTTAAAGTTAGCAAATGACATAACTCCGTCCATTTGGTCGCCTACGTTTCTTATGTCATAATCACCAATAACACTTTGTAAATCTTGTTGAGGAACTCTAACTCCATTTATATCTGCATATAACATTCCACCAGATGAAAATAATCCATATTGATTTCCTTTTTTGTCTCTAACTAAAGCTCTATAGACAGGCTCTCGGTAGTTGTCAGTTTTTGCTTTTTGTCTATTAATTTCATTATCAATTTTTTGTTGCTTTTGTTGCTTTGCATAATTGTATGCTTCAAACAATGTTCTTCCTGTGCTTGTAGGTGTTCCAACTTTAGGAGCAGATGCTTCTAAACCTTTCATAGCCATATCAAGAGCAAAATCAGTTTGTGTAAAATCTTTTAATATATCAATAAAACTTTTCTTTTTAGGAGTACCATCTTTATTTGTATCTGCTGAAGGTGTGCCTAATCCATAACCATGCGTATAACTTCCTTCAGAAGCAGGTAAGGTTGGTCTAACAAAGTTTTGATTTACACCTGCGTTTGCATTTGTATTACTTTGTGGAGTAGTAAACACAGAGTAAGGTGTTGTTCTTTGATTGGGTTGTGAAAAGTTGTAAGTATATCCACCCTCTTTTGCAGGTGCAGAAGGACTTAAAATTCCACCTGTATTTTGTTCAATAATTTCTTCGTTTGAAAGTAAGGTTTGTTGGTTAGGGTTTACAATACCTGTGGGTGATTGATTTACTGTTTGTACAGATTGTGCATTTCTATTAGGATTAGTATTAAATAATTGAAAACCCTCTTTATTTGGATTAGCATCAAAAAAATCTAAAAAAGAATTATTATTTTGATTTTGAACCTGTGTATTTTGATTTCCATAAATGCCTTTTTCTTTAAGTAACATCGCTACCATTATAAGAACCCTCCAAGTAAACCACCACCGATTGCACCCATCATAGGACTAATAACACCACCTGATTTACCAGCAATATTCATACCTGCCATCGCACCACTTAATAAACCACCTGCACGATCTCTAAATACTGGTTGTGTAGATATTTGATTTGTTGCATAGTTTGCACCTAAATTACCAAGATAGTTTTCTATTTTTTGATATGGTTTTAATTGTTCGTAGTCATATCTAGCTATAGCATCTTGTAATTTCGCTTGTTCTAAACTTTCTTTTTCAGCTCCAACCAATCCTAATTTTTGAATATCATTATAGTCCATCTCCCCAAGAGCAACGATCTCCTCATCCGACGGTGGCTGAAGGATCGGATGCTTTGTAAATTCTAGAATCATCTTATTCCCAGGGTAGTTGCATTAAAAGATGCACCCAAATGATGAATACAATTATCCAAATAAAGAACCAAGGTTCCATCAACCCCATACCCCGCTATTGTCCTCCTCGTCGAAATCCCAATCAATAGATATATCCTCGGCATCCATCTCGTCCTGCATCTTCACCCTCGACCTGCGCGAGGCGGAAACCTTCCTCTCCGCCGCAGGCTCCGATTGCGGCATCGCCAATGTAAATGTCGGACCCAGCGGCGCAGAAATCGGCGGCGCATTCGGAGGTGAAAAAGAAACCGGCGGCGGACGCGAATCAGGCTCCGATTCCTGGAAAGCCTACATGCGCCGCACCACCAACACCATCAACTACTCCACCAAACTTCCCCTCGCCCAGGGCATCAAGTTCGATCTGTAATTTGAAGAAAGCATCCTGAAACACCTCACCGGGTGCCACTGTCGGCTTGCCCGACAGTGTTCAAAACAGCGCACCTATCTATTCTCAATAAATGCGGACTTCACACATCCGAGCTTGATCCACACCATTCGTTGCCGTCACAACAACACGCATCACACGCACCGCCGCGTTCAGTTCCACCTCATGCACACGACGGCGTTGAAAATTCTCCACAACCTCAACTAGCGGAATCCATGCTTCACCGTCCAGAACTTCAATACGATAATCACGCACCGTTTCCGGCTGTGCCTGCCCCCACTGCATCTTGGATGTGTAACCATCATGATGACTC